TGACGGCTTTCATAGAGCTATTGCGGCAAAAGAATTAGGTACGCCAATTCAGGCGTATGTGGCAGAAAAATTGGAAACACCCACTAAAACTGAAGGAGAACCTAGTGTCACTGAAACCCAACCTGCGCCGGTAAAAGAAAAGGGAAAACCCGGGCCAAAAGGTGCTCGACTTGCACCCGAACAAAAATTAACATCGGATCAAAAACGTGCGCAACAAAGACTTGATGCAAATCAAGCTTCTAAAAATGTTGTTAAGGCGGAAGCAATTCTTCAAGACGCATCCAAACCTTTAAACGAAGCAGACTATGACGATGAAACAGCTTTAGCCGAGGCAGAAAAAGATCAACGTGCTCGGCGTGGTTCTGCGCTCCGTACTTTATACCAAGTTAGCCGAGAGAATAAAAACAAGCCCGGCCAGCGTGCAACTGAGCTTTTAAAAAATGCTAACCCTAAAGAAGTTGCAGATGCTAAGGTTGCGTACGAATACAGAAAAGCAAATGGTATTTTATCTAGTCGTGCGTCTACTGCACCCGCTGATGCTAACTTTAGCAAAGCAAAGAATGGCGCTCAAGCCCTAACGTATATCATTAAAAATAGTGGTAGCTCTCTTGAAAAGTTTATAGCTTCAAGGATACGTTCTTTTGTAGGGGGCGTAAAGTTTGTTGTCATTGAAAAGAATGATCCTACACCCACAGAACTTCAAACTGGGCGCAATGCAGAAGCATGGGCTCGTGCCCGTGGTGTTTACATACAAAACGACGAGACAAAAACAAGAACCGTATATGTTCGTGGTGCTAGCTTTGGTGAAGACCAAGGTGTTAATAACGTCACCGTATTGCACGAATTATTACACGCCGCTACAAATCAAAAGATAGCGCTTGGTATGCTTGCTAGCGTAAATGGATTTTCTACTGACGCTAAGATTACTAAGTTTGTTGAAGAAATTAATGGCTTGGCCATGTTTGCACAAGATGTATACAAGTACTCAGTTGCAAATAAAATACCGCTATCAAAAGAACTTCGTTCTATTGTAGAAGCTACAAAGACTACTGATCCAGATACAGGTGAAGTTAGTTATGAAATTTTTTCTAAGCCCCAAGAATTTGTGGCTTATGGTATGTCTGATCCATATTTTCAAGATTACCTCAATCGCTTGCCCGGCAGACGTGAAAACGGATTTAGCCAATTTGTGCGTAGTATATTGAACTTTTTTGGTCTAGGCCAAGACAAATTTACTGCTCTTTCCGACTTAATTGACGTTACAGACAAGTTACTTTCTGCACGTAAAACACCAACTATGCGGTTGGTTGAGGAAGGTATGCCCTCCGAGCCCTTTGAGCAAAGACGGTCTGCGGAAGAGTTGGCTAAAGAATGGAAACGTGCGGAAGAAGTATACAAAAAATCTGCTGCTTCTACCAAATTTAAAAACCGGGGGATAAAACAAAAAGCGTTTGAAAAACTTAACCCCCAAGAAGCAATGAATTGGGTAAAGTCTTACTGGCCTTTTGCTACCAAAATTCAACGAGAAGTTATGGCTCGTTTACCTTCTTTGCCTTTCTTGGGTAGTTGGACAGAAGAGCTTGGGCTACCCCATATTAGAGAAGCATCAGAGCTAATGACTCAAATGCTTGGTGCTGAAAAAGTTTTAGCCGAAAATACAGAACAGTTAATTTATCAGCTCAAAAAAGGGTTTAAAGCAGACCCTGAATTGCAAGAAAAGTTAACTCAGCTTATTTATATAACAACAAACGCAGAGATTGACCCATCTGATCCAAATGCTGCCGAGCGTTCAGCGCGAGCAGATGCAATGTACAAAGCTCTTGGAACTGAAGGGCAACGTCTATATAAATTAGCTAAAGAACATTATGAAGATCGTGGTGATTTATTCTTACAGTTACTTGAAGATAACTTAGAGCACCTTGGTTTAGAGCCTGACACAAAGAAAAACTTGTTGTCAGTCCTGCGCAAAAGTTATGAGGCGGATAAACGCATTCGACCATACTTTCCATTTGTACGTGATGAAGGGCAGTATTGGTTAGCGGTTGGCAAAGACGAAAATCGTGAATTTTATATTTACGAAAACATGCAGGATCGTGAGGCTGACCGAGCACGTATTATCAAAGAACAAAAGATTTCAAAAGATGATACCAGTATTGGGGGTAGTTTAGACTCTTTGCGTAAAGAAGCATATGAAACAAGCTCGCTTGTCCGTGAAGTTTTTGATGCTATTGACAAAATCCCTGTTGCAACAAATGAAAACGGTGACGTTACCGCAAAGTATAAAGAATCCCTTAAAGATGCGGTTTATCAAGGCTACTTAAATGTATTGCCTGAAAAGAGTTTCCGTGGAATGTTCAAACATCGTAAGGGTTTGGCTGGATACCGTACCGACTTAATCCAAAACATTGCCGCTATTGACGGCAAAATGAATCGACAACTGGCTCGGCTTGAGTATTCTCAGCGTATACGTAATATTACTAACGCAGCGCAAGAGGCTATTAAAGAGCGCCCAGATTTACAACCGTTTGTATCTGAACTGCGTCGCCGTGTAAACAATTTTTTGTCTCCAGAACCACACAACGGCTGGGATATAGTTACAGGAGCTTTAGGTCGTGTTGGGTTTACTTATTTACTGAGCGGTCTTTCTTTGCCTTTAATTCAACCTTTGGCATTGGCTACGTCCGGTATTTCTATTTTGTACGGTAACTACAAAACAAGTATGGCTAGGGCTGGGGCTGAAATAATTAATGCCTATGGAAACCTTCCTACTTACGGAATTACTACCACATTACCTGATGGCAGCACTCGATACACTTGGCCTTCTCTTGTTAACAGCAAGTCTTTAGTTGGGGATGAACTCCAAGCAATGAAAGAATTTGCTCAAAGCGGTATGCACGAGTCTACATTGACAAGAGATGTTTGGACTTACGCGGGTAAACCTACTAGTAGTTTTATTAAGACCCCCGGCAAAGAGATTGAGTATTACGCAAATCGTACTATGCAAGGTATTGACACGGTTGTTGGCAGTCCTTTTCATATTATGGAGCGTTGGACCCGTGAAGCGCTATTCCTAGCTGCGTATAGATTAGGTAAAAGAGATAAACTTTCTCACGACGAAGCTGTTACTAAAGCAATTGCCAATGTTAAAGAAGCACTAGGTGACTACGATACAAGTGCTAAACCCCGCTGGATGCAACGCGGTTTAGGTAAAGCGGCATTTGCTTTGAAGACTTTTGCCGTGTTAGTTACTGAGCAAACTATTGGTAACTTGGTTCGTTCAATTCCCGGGTTAAACAAAGAAGGTAAAGCTGCTGCGATTAAAAAGTTCTCGGGCATTATGCTGACTATGAGTGTGTTGGCTGGCGCAAGTGGAGCGCCTTTGGCTTCTGTGTTTTACAGCGTTGCGGCTAGTATCGTAATGTCTATGCAGGGCGCGGAAGGGGATGACGACGACGATGAAGAGGAAGCCGAACTACGTGAAATGGACAAGGGTCTGTGGTTCCGTCACGTATGGTTGCCTCGTCATATCCCCGATGTAGAAATCGGTGGGGTTAAGTTGCACGATTGGATCGACCGTGGCGTATTGAATGCAATTACCGGATTTGATTTTGCTAGCCGTGTGCAGATATCTACTGTGTGGGGGCCAGATATTCCTAAACCCGCAAAAACTTCAATGGAGGCTGCGCTTAATTTAGCCAAAGATTATTTTGCAGGCCCGTATTACTCGCTGGCTGAACAGTTTATGAATGCGTATGATGCTTACAGTAATGGAGACGATAAACGGTATAAAGAATTAATATCCCCTAAAGCTATTCGTGATTGGTTAAAGGGTGATCGTTATGAAGAAGAAGGTGTAAAGCTTAACGGTAAACAAATAATAGAACAAGGGGACTTAGAACCGCTTTTAATTTGGGGGCAAAGACTTGGGTTTGCTCCTGATATTGTTTCTATCACACAAAAACAAGGTATTCAAGCTACTTCAGCGCTACAAACAGTTAATATTGAACGTGAACACATACTTAAAAAGTTGGATGTTGCCGCAAGTAAAGACACGCCCGAAGGGGATGCCGAGTTTGAAAGGTTGTTGGAAAAAGATGTTGAAACCTTTAACGAAAAATATCCTAACGCGGAACTTAAGAACCCCGAAATAAATGCTTCGTTGGACAAGCGAGAAAAATTACGCGCTGATGCTATTGCGGGTATATCTTTGACCAAGAAACAAGTTAATGCCCTTACTCCGCTATTAGAGCGTATGAATGAACGCTTAGATAGACAACACGAAAAAGCAGAAGAAAAACGTAAAGGACAATAAAAAATCCCCGGCACTAGGCCGGGGCTAAAAAGTCTGAGAGAGACTGTCGGCAACTGAAAACCAACACCGTTATTATAGCCTACGTTCGCCAAATTCGCAAACCCTTTACCCCTTCTTCTATAACAACTTTTGTAATCACTTCAATTTTTAAGCGACAAGTTACTCGGCTTATTTCTTCTCTTGCGGCTACAACATTGATACAAGGTACAAAAAAGCTATACCCCTTCTTAAAGTTACGCCAATTGATTTGATAACTCAGGGTCTCGATTCTCATCAGCACCGGCTCCTATTTGTAAGAACTCAGACTTGGATGCGTCAAACTTCAATACACGAACTGCGGGTGATACAACTTTCATCCCCTTAGACAATCGTTTGTTTATGGGTTCCATGTACACCCCAATCTTTTGCAATTCTTTAAGCGTGCCTTTGTAATTAACTTGATTGCGTACGCAAAAGTCTCTAAACGCTTTTACTGCAATGAAGAGTTCTTTGGTGTCCGGTTCGTAGCGAATCATTAGCTCGCCTCTAGGTTCTACAATAGGTGCAGCTTCCATCTTTGTCCGGGCATCAACCTTTCCATTTACCACCACGGCGTTGTTAATATGGCTGTTCATAAATTCACCTAATACGGCTACAATATTGTCTTGTGGTGGTTTGATCTCATAACGCATCTCACCAAGCATTCCTTTTACCCATTCATAAACGGCTGACATATCATAGTCGTGTAAACCAAGGCTCTTAGTAATCAAGCCACTGGCAATGTTACAAGCTACTACGCCTGACCAAAAGCGCTCACGGGCTGAGAACTGCACTTCTTTGTCAATCTTGGCTTGGATTTGACGCATTAGCGAAATGCCTTCTTCTAGGTTATTAATTAACCACTCGACATAAATATCAATTGCATGGCCATAGTTTTCACGCAACTGATGGTCAAACATCTGCTTGCCTACGTCTACGGGGATAATAGTATTTGGCTCAATACGGTACTCCAATAAACGCATGGACTCGCCGTCAGGTGAGCTTTTAGCTACGCCGAGTTTCTCGTAAAAGCTAGCATTGGAAGAACAAAGCGTAATGCCCTGCCACTTTGTATTGTTCTTGCGTAAGGTATTGGTTTGCCCGTTCATACGGTCTTTGCCTCGTCCTTGGCTGATACTGTATGCCAAATCAGAGAACTCCAAACCACTCATGTTGGTGATCTCATCAATCGTATTGGCTAGATTATTCATTACGCCGAGCCTGTGGATTTTAGCGTTGAGCGTATCCTTAAACATAGAGGTCAAGTCTTTGGGGTTCCCTACAATACTATTGCACATGTGCAGAATGGTTGACTTGCCCGTACCTGATTCGGGGTGAATAATGTTGATAATTGCACCCTCTAAACCTGTAAACTTTAGTAATAAAGAACCAAACCCCGTCAGTGCGGCAAACGCATGAGGCTCAAGTCCCGGCTGTGCGTACATATTAAATACTTCTCTCCACTTATCAAAGTCACCCTTGACATGTACTTTATCTACAACGTCCTCAGTTACCGAAGATGGGGGGCTATAAAACACTCCATCCTTTGTGATCTCTCTTGTACCTACAATAAACTTACTGTCGTTCTCGACCCAACCAAATTGTGTTCTCATCATCTCCGCCTTTTTTTCAAATTGTGAATTCTTCAGGGAGGTCACAACATACATACCTAAGTTATCACTTTGCCCCTTGAATGTAATAACACCCTGCTCGGCCAATACGCTACGCAAAGAATCTTTTGAGCAGATTGTTGCCGCAGGTAATGTAAACTCTCTTACACCGTCTCTTGGTAAGTGCAATCTAAAGAGTGCGGTCTCGCCAATTACAGGGTCACGCATACGTTTGACCAAATAAAAATCGTGCTCGTATACCTTATCTGCTTCACCTTCATCGTTATCCGGTTTACGATACACACCACCGTTTTTGCCACGGAAGAATGGGAAAGGATACTCAGGTATGTGGTACTTGATCTCAGTCCCAGTTTTCTCATCTTCTGCAACAAACTCGTTATCTTCGGGGTCAGCTTGAGCAACCTCAATCCCTAACATGATTGGAGATTTGATCTTGCCTTGGTGCTGACACCCTTCACAATACCCCGGGTTACGTTCTTCAAACGTCTCACAGTGATGTGGCCCGCCACGTTTACGAATGTTCCTTAGTTTGTTATCAACCTCGGCAGGATCGTACTCCGGATGCTCGCTAGACATCTTGTGTGCTGACTCATCTCCGTCTACGCAAAACGCAGTGATTGAGAGTGCCGACTGCCACAAAGGCTCGTCCACCTCGGCTTGATTCATAAAGCAGTAGTTCAGTTGAGCGCAACCGTTCTCCGCTTTCATCATAATGGTCTTAAACCGCTTGACCTTATTTTGCATCATGGCCTCCATCATGGGGCTCATGCTCTGCGGTATGAAGTCAGGTTTCTCTTCTTCAGGTTCCGGCGCGCCAAGCAGTTCTTTCATCTGCTCATACGATAGCACCTGAGTGTTCTCATTCCAGACTTCGACAGGCTTTGGAGGATCAGACTTAAAGTTAGCCGAGCGCATAGGACGCAACACACGAGATGCTTCAAACACCCGTGGGTCAACAATCAGATTGTGCTGAACGCATAAAGCCTTGAGGCTCTTAGCTAGTGGTGTCCACTCCCGACGATCAAGAGTGCGGTCAAAGACCCAGTAGGCATGAATGCCATTACCTGAGTTAATAAGTATTGGTTGCGGTAGTCCAACGGCCACGCAGAACTTTTTAAGTTCATTGAGTCCGGTTTCCTGATCGAGGTAGCCTTCGACCTTACCCTTATCGTTTGGTATTCCCTTTAGGGGGCCACAATCTATGTCCATCCACAATGAGCGGAAGTACAATGCGTTCTCGTGAGTTCTATCGTTTAAGTTGCCAAACTTAGCACAACCGAAATATGTCTCCCACTTTTTACCAACAAACTCTTGGATCAGTTCTTCAGCTTCTTCTCTCGTATCCGCAAATCTTTGGTCGGTATATTTACCGATACCAATGACGCAATACCTGCCCTCCGTAGGCAATACGGTATCGAGAAGGTCAAACATTTTTTATTTATGCCCAATTTTTTCCATGTATTGTTCGATCTTAGAAGTGAGGTTTGGACGGGGGTGCGAGACCCCCTTGAACCAATTGTAGATAGCTTGTCGGCTTAGGCCGAAGTACTCGGCCACATCTGTAATTGGAATCCGCCCCTTGATACATACACGGCCAAGGGCAACCCCAAGGTGTCGAGCATTTACCTGACGGTTACACTCAACCATGTTAAGGCTGTATCCTTGGCTCATGCTCACTCCTCGTTTGACCACGCTTTGACTACAGAAGATAAATCCTTCTTAGCAGTCGGCTCGGCTATGGTCTTTTTGCTCTCGCGTTTTGTGGGCTCGGGAGTTTCTTCAGGGACTACTGCCGCTTTAGCAGGAGTAGGTGCGGGCAATTGTTTACCTGATGCCTCGGCTTGGTAGGGTGTCATCACAACCATCTTTTGTATTTCAGGTTTTGAAACCAAAACAGAAGTCACTGCGTATTCAGCTTTGTTGATGAATCGAGCGGGTGAGAACAATACAGATTGATTGTCGTTGTCTTCATTAAAGCCAATATTAGTAACTACATAATCCAAAGACTTGCCATTGTTAGCCAAATACTTGGTGTAGTTTTCAAATGTAAAAGTGTTGTCAAGGTTGGAGTCACCAAATAAAGACTTAGATGCCAAGTTCATTTGATAAACTTCGCCTTGCAAAGAAGTGCCAAAATCCTCAACTAGCGTAACAGCTAATCTACGTGAGTATCGGCAAGCCTTAGAGTTGCCCATGCCTGAACCTTTGATGTTCTGTTGGCATGAATCACAACGAACTGCTTGGGGATCAGAAGCTCCTTCAGCGGGTGTTTGACCGTCATTACTGAAGCAGTCAGGTGCAGTTGGCTCGGACTCGGGAGACCATGCCTTTGCATAGAAAATACGCCCTACCGCAGGGGAAGCATTGACGATAATGGCGTCCAAGGAACCCTTGACTTTCCCCATCTCTTCAGACCCTACCATTTTGCGGAAGATACCGTTCTTTGGAACGATGCGTTTGACACCGGTTTTACCGGCTAGTTTTTTTGTTAACTCGCTAACACCTGCGGTTTGCAGAAAGTCGGGGAGCTCTTGGTTAAGTAAAGCAACATTGCTCATTTCTCAGTTTCCTTTTGAACGTCTAACAACCACGGAATAAGAATTCTCCACATTGAGGCCAGCGGGGAGAACGTCGGGATTTTCGGCGAGGAATTCCTTCATATTTGCTTGATGGATACTCTTCGTCAACAGGGCAAACGCATCACGTTCTTTAATAACTTGATACAGTGAATCCCAATCATTCGTCCAATACCGTGGTTTTACCGAGCGGATGATTGTGCCATGTGAGGTGCGAATGCTTGACGCATTCATTTGTTTGCATACTTCGTTAATTTCTTGTTCGATAGTATCGAGTTGCTCTTCGAGCCCTGCAACCTGAGCTTTGTACTCGGTTGTTAACTCATCTTTAGCGTCTCTAATCTTTAGATAAACCTTTGTCAGTTGGTCAAGGTTTACAGAAGTGACTTCATTACTTTCAATTTCATCTAACATTTTCATTCTCCTAATAAATGAGACTCTACTATATCACACTTCTTGACAGTGTCAAGCAATTTCTAATTCATTTTTTAATATTTCTTGTCGATAGAGGTCAATTATTTGATTGTGGTTGCTGATATTACCACGCAATAACTTGTACAACTTGTCTTCGACTTGACTTCCTTTGATGTGTACGATCGTCATGTGATTAACTTGGCCGGGCCGATCAATACGGGCGTTGGCTTGTAGGTACGTTTCTACACTGGTGCATGGAGCATACCAAATAATTGTATCTGCGGCGGTAAGGGTAAGTCCGTGAGACGCGGCTTGCGGTTGAATTATTAATACTTTTGGACTCTCTTGCGTCTGAAAAGTTTGCACGATATCTGCTCGTTTATTTGCGGATACCGCTCCATTAATTACGTCACAACTTATATTGTTTTTCTTCAGATGCTTTTGTAATAAGTCAATCGAATGTGTGAACGGGACAAAGATAAGGACTTTGTTGTTGGTCTCTTCAATAACCTCTTGCACCACATTTAGTCGGTTGCTTACATCAAAATCAATTACTTCACCTGCGTCCGTATAGACAGACCCGCATGATATTTGCAGTAACTTGTTAATCTTTACCGCCGCATTTATTGCGCTGACTTCTTCTCCGGCCGCCTCAATTAACATCTGCTTGGAAAGTATGCGGTAGTACGCTTGTTGTTGGGGTGTGAGTGGTGCGTCTCGGTCGGTAAACGTCACTGGGGGAAGATCAAGACAATCTTTTTTCTCGAATCTAATTGCAGGTTGTAGTACCGTATGCACAATATGTTTGGCTTGGGGTTTTGGAACCCAACGAAACGCACCGACTTTCATCATTACCGAATCTCTGAACTGACCAAAGAACGGAGATACACCTAAAGGGTTGATTAGTTTTGCCAATCCGTAAGCATCCACAGGCGATTGCGCCGCCGGGGTTCCTGTCAACATCCACATGCCTTTTATTACTTTTGTAAGATCACGCAAATCCTTCCACCGGTTTGTTGACGGGTTCTTATAGGCAGACGCTTCGTCCACTACGATAAGGTCAAACCCCCCGTCCATAATTTCTTTCTTCACAATACCCACGCCATCAAAGTTGATGACGATGTACTCGGCCTCACCGTCTATAATTTTCTTGCGCTTTTTAGAGTCGCCGTACGCGATAGCAACTGTGCGGTGCATGGCAAATTTGAACAAATCGGCTTGCCAAGAAGCTTTCATAATCGACAGCGGACAAATTACTAACACACGCTTTAGTAACCCTAGCCTCATAAGATAATCCGTAGCCCATATAACGCTAGCCGTTTTACCCGTACCTTGCTCGTTAAAGCAAAAGGCTTTTGGATTATTAATCAAGAACTCTGAAGTTGTCTTCTGATGCTCGAACGGATTGAACCCTAATGGACAGGGCCAGTCATACTCTGATAAATTCATTTTTTTGGCTTGTTTATTTTGACCGTGTGGTCGCTATTTCTACTAAAAGATCGGTTAGCACTAGGGGCCTTCAACTTTAAGTTCGATGGAGCATTTGTACCGCCCTTAGAAAGGGGAACAGTATGGTCGATGTCTTTACCTGTGCGGTCAATACCCTTTTTATCCATTTCGTTTCGAGCACGTTGGCGCTCCATGCGGTCGGGCAATTCGCCACGCTCCACTTGTTGTTTGTATTCTTTTTTGTAGGGTCTGGGTTTGTTAACGTATGGCATATTAGCTCCTAAATTTTGTGAAATTGTTCCATTGGTATGTAAATACACTCTTCAACATCTTTAGAGTCGCCTCGGTCATACCGTCCACCTTGGCCTAAACTATATGATTTTCCCAAAGTTATGGCAAATATGCCATCAGTAAATTTAACTATTAACACAAAAGGTATAGCATATTGTTCCGCTATGGCCAAGCCGTTGCGCCATTTGTTTGCGCTAAGCATATATGTAGGGTATTTGTCACTTGCATTCTTGCGGGTTTTAATTTCAACCGCCGCCGCCGGTTTACCGTCCTTATGACAAATAAACCCATCTATGTTTCCGAGCTTATCGGTTTGTACAAAATCGCAATCTAGAGTATCCATAATATAGGATTGAACTCCTTGCTCTCGTATTCTGTCTTGGGGTGTTTCGTAAATTGGGCGCATGTTACTTCCTGTTGTACTCACATTGTTTTACCGAACAAAATCTACAAAGCGGGCCTTCTACTGGATTCCATACCCCGTTATTTATAGCCGATTCAATACGGGCAACATCTTTGGTAGGCTTTTGCATGTACTTCGTTACCATTTCCGCATGGTGTTCAGCCTTCACAAATTCCTTGCTCACCACAAAGATAAGGCCCGACTTCACCCTCTTGATCTCCGGAAACTTGGCAAACAAGCCACAGGCTACAAGATCGAGTTGCTTCACGTCCGCATATCTCGCACTCTTGCTTGTCTTGTAGTCCACCGAGTGGGCCACCCCCGTCTTCCGGTTGATAATGACCAAATCGGCTATCCCATGCCACCATACATTCGGTGCACTGAAATCGCAACTTTCTAAGTTCTTTGTCAACCCAAGTTTCACTTCGCATAATTTTTCACCCGGAATAGCGTTTAATACATCCAGCGTAGCCTTCATGTACGCAAATTGTTCGGGAACTGGTACACCATCACGTATATATTCTTCCGCAACAGTATGAGCCGACTTCCCGTATAGTGTTGCCTTTGTATCATGCTCAACAATATCCTTTGCTATCTTTGTGTGGTAGTACTTTTTAGGGCACTGTTGAAATGTTTTTAAACTACTGTACGACCATATGACGCTCATAAATTCCTTCCTTTAATTGCTTCCGCAATATTTTTACCCAGTAGTTCAAGGCCGAGGCCAATAAAAAGACCCGCAAGGGCAACGCCTAATCCAATCCAAGCCATTTAACAATCTCCATAACTTTTACCATACCCTGATTCACAATTTAATGGTAAATCAAGAGCCCATTGCGGACGTATGCGCATACATAGCTCTACGTATTCTTGCGCACGCTCAACTTCTTCCTCCGAAGCCACACAAGCAATTGCATCATGCACCGTCATAACGACTTTGTACTTCTTGGCGACCATAAGCATTTGTTCGCCGATGACAATTCTTGCTAGGGCTTGACAAATGTTTTCGGTTGCTTTCCCACCGTATATACGGTTAGGGATAGTGGCTTTACCCTTCTTGGTATCATAGACCATTTCAGTTTTACCATCTTCACTGTTCTGAACAAAGCGCAAATTGGGGTAGCGAAGATACAGGCCGTTAGGCAATCGGATGCCGTTGTTGCCTTCAATCTTTAAAACGTCTTCTCGACCAAATTCCATCGTTTGATTATTTAGAATCGCTTCAAGGGCTTTGCCCCCTGTTTTCCAAAACGAAGCAATTTTCGGGTAAGTACTTCGGTACGTATCAATAATTCGCTTTGCTTCTTCAAGCGTAACTTCAGTACCAAAATTTTTAAGTTGCAATTGAAACTTCTGCGCTCCCATGCCATAGCCTGCACCAAGAATCGTAGTCTTGCCGACGAACCTTTCGTCCTTCGTAATGCTCGCAATTGACTTGTTGTAAATCGCTGACGCCATGATTTTGTATACATCTTCACCATTTTCAAATGCCTCCACTAAGTCATTCTGTTCCGCAAGCCATGCAAGCATACGGGCTTCAATTTGAGATGAGTCTGAGTCAATCAGTACATATCCATCAGGTGCAATGATGGCTCTCTTTAGTTCCGACGCTCTCGGCAAATTCTGCAAGTTTACTTTATCGTCTCCACCCCATCGTCCTGTATGAGCCGCATAGTAACGTAGGGGTACGGGTAATGCACCGCGCTCAGCGATCCCCAGAAACCGTTCTGTTCTTGTCTCTTCTATCGTACTCTTAACCCCTAATCTCGCTGCCACTAAACCTTGCACCTGTGGTATTGGGTGTTCGAGCAATGCTTTAAATTCCTCGTCGGTTTTAGAGAACGCAAAAGTTTGTTTGCCGTTAGCGGGGCTAATTTTCATAGGGGGTACAACGCCAAATGTAGTCAACACCTCTGCAAACTTTGGGTTGCTCATCAAAATATCTTTGTCATATGCACCCAAGGCTTGTGCTTTTGTAAGTTTTATGAGTGCCAAGTGCTGATTTAATACGAATTTGTCTAACCTCAATACTGGCTCGGTAAACATGCGTATGGTCAAATCAATCAAGCGCAACTCTATCGGGGGAAAGTCAGTTGACATCGCATTAAAGAGCTCCCACGTCAAGACCACGTCGTTTTTACAGTACGAACCATAATCGACTAATTCATACGGATCAAAATCTTTGCGGAAGTAATTGATGTACTTGGCTACCTGTTCGCCTTTGACCCCAAGGCTATAAAACTCGGCCAAAACTTTTAGACTTCCACCCACGTTCGTACCATGTAGTGCTCGCCCCATGCTTAGCGTATCCAACCATCCCTTTGGTGTGATACCAAACTTCCAATTTAAGATGGCTCCGTCAAAGACTGCATTGTGCGCAAGGGCTAGGGAATTCCCCCAATCAAACGAGGCAAGGAACTGGTATAGCTCTTGGGCATCGCCACTAAACCACACCGGCTCTTCGTCGTTCACTTGCACCGCTACGCCGATTACCTCGAAACGTGGGTCACGTATGTATTCCTCAGTAGTCTGTTTAGCAAACCCAAGGTCGCCACCGTACGCAGTTTCAAAGTCAACCGTAATGATGTTCATGTTCCATAGCTCACTGGTTGACCTTCAGCTTGTATCTGTGCTTTACGAAACCCACTTTTCACACTGGCAGGGCCTGTATGTACTTGCTCCTCTTCTTCTACCTTTAAGATCTCCTTCAAGATCCGAGTCTCAAACTCTTTTCTGCGTACGTCCCTGAGTGCAGTGTGAATGGCGGCCTTCTCGGGTTCTGTGAGTACGTCTCTAAATGTTTCTTTGTAAATGAAAGCCCATCTATCTTTTTCTTTTGGGTCAAAGAATTCTTCGGGGGTTTCCCTCATTCTGTTTACCAATGCTTGTACTGCGCCTGATATATCATTCATGTTATGTTCCTCGCAAGTTTGATGTGTGTTTCAATGTCAGCCATGTTGGTCTCGTTAATAACTAACGCAACCCCACCCGCATCTTGGATTTCACGCAGATGTTTTGTTTGTAGTGCAGTCGGCTTGTTGTTTCCCGATTTGGCTTCGATTGCCATAAACAAACCGTTTACACAACATAAAAAGTCGGGGACTCCTGAGTTGCCGTAGCCAGTACCTATGGGCATCGCCCAGTACACGTTGTGCTTTTTCAGGATAGCCCTTATTTGGGCTTTTATTAAAGATTCGGGGGTTTGCGCCATCTAACACTCCAGTCGTTTTATAACGAGAGTATAGCACAAAACTTTACGGTGTCAACAACAAAAATAAAAAACCCGCACAAGGCGGGTTAGGTTTTCTTACAAATGTAAGATGGGGGGAGAAGCAGATTACATGCCCCCCGTCATGTTAGAGGTCTACCAGCTAGCAAATTTATCTCACTGCGAGACTAGCGGGTAGCATAGACACCGTCACATCTGCAAGGCTAGGTCATCCATGATTTTATGACGCCCGCAGTTAGATTCCTAAAATGGAGATATGTTCAGCACGATGCCACAATTGAGTTACACGTCCTTTTGCTCCCGCTTTGAGAAAATCATCGGACGTATAAATATTTTTATTTAGCCGTGGATAGCCCGGCCCCACAAAGAGTTTTGAGTTTTGGTAGTGCGGTAAATACGTAACGCCGTTTAATTCAAACGTCAAGTAATCTTTTGTTTCTGCCGTATCTTTCATCATTTAATTTCCCCTGTTAATGTATCAATCTCACGGTTCAAATACCATTGCGCCTTCTTTAGATCCTCGAGCTCATTACCCTTGTGTTTGGCTCGGGTAATATACTTTACCGCATTTCCTAGACGATAGTTTAAATCTTTCGCCTCGATGAAGTCGATCGTCTCGATCCCGCCGTCG